GTCATCCTTTGTTGAAGGCATTGACCTGCACACAAAGACGGATGGCAAGCTGCATGTTCGCTTGCTTCAGCATAGGACTGCTACAGGCAGGTTCAGTGGTGCTGACCCAAACATGCAGAACATGCCACGTGGCGGCACATTCCCTGTGAAGAAGGTGTTTGTGTCTCGCTTTGAAGGGGGCAAGATTATGGAAGCAGACTTTGCACAGTTGGAATTTCGTGCGGCTGCTTATTTATCACAGGATGGAGTTGCTATTGAAGAAGTATCTACTGGATTTGATGTACATGCATATACCGCTGAAGTTATTACTACCGCTGGTCAACCTACGGATAGGCAGACTGCAAAAGCGCATACGTTTGCGCCACTCTATGGAGCAACGGGCTTTGGCAGAACAAAGGCAGAGGCAGCATACTACGAACACTTCACGGAGAAATACCAAGGGGTCGCAGATTGGCATTCCCGATTGGCTAAAGAAGCTATAAGCACTGGCATGATTACAACACCATCAGGTAGGCAGTTTGCTTTCCCAGATGTAACTCGTAACTCACGTGGCAGAGTGTCACACTTTACGCAGATTAAGAACTATCCTGTGCAGTCTTTTGCTACGGCTGACATTGTTCCGCTTGCATTACTGCATATTGAAAAACTACTTGACGGTATGCAGTCTTGTGTGGTAAATACTGTACATGACAGCATCGTTATTGATGTTCATCCTGATGAAGAAAGGAGATGTATAGACATTATTCAGGAAACAAACAGAGCATTGCCTGACTTGATTACCTTACGTTGGGGATTGGTATTCAATGTTCCATTAGAACTAGAGGCAAAAATTGGCCCTAACTGGCTTGACACAAAGGATGTGTCGTGATATAACTATAGACTTTCACAACTCAAAAGAAGGAGTATAAAACATGGAACTGACAACTATTGACACAAACAACTACGCAGCAATGGCTAAAGCAATGGGCATTGCTAATGAAGCAACTGGTGAGCGTAAGCAAACTAGCACTCTTGCTCGTCTTCGCATCAATCATTCCCCTATTATGGGTGAGGCTGAAGTGAACGGTAAGAAAGTAAACATGGAAGTAATTGGCGGCGGCACATACAAACTGGAGATTCCAGATGGGCCTACCTATTACGCTGAATCAGTAAAGATTCGCCCTTTCCTACAACGCTTTATGTATAAGCGATTTGTACGTGGTATGGGTGACCAGCCTAATCGCTACGTTAAAACTGTCATGGCTGATACCTTGAACAATGACCTCAAGGACAACGATGGTGGCTTCAACTGTGGCAAACCTGCTGGATGGATTGCTGACTTCAAGGCTCTGCCAGAGAAGACGCAGGAACTTATTCGTCAGATTAAACGAGTGCGTGTAGTGCTTGGCACAGTAGAACTGGTCAATGCAACTGACGCAAGCGGTAACTCTGTTGATGTAGACGAGACTCCTTTCATCTGGGAGATTGATAATCGTGATGCGTTCAAGAATGTAGGCACTGCCTTTACTAAGTTGGCTAAGATGAAACGTCTACCTGTGCAGCACATCATTACTGCTAACACAGAAGAACGTAAGATTCCTACTGGTGCAGTCTTCTACTTGCCTGTTGTGTCTCTTGATGTTTCATCTACTATGGAACTCACAGAGAAGGAACAGAACATGTTCGCTGACTTCATGCAGTGGGTTCAGAACTACAACGAATACATCATTAATGCTTGGTCAGACAAGGCCAACAGTTTTAATGATGAAGACGATGAGTATATCGTTGACGGTGTAGTTGACATTGAAGTAGAGGAAGAGGAAGTAGCGTAATGAATCACCCTGCTGAACTAGCAATGCATCAGTACATGGACAATGCTGTTAAAGGCAAGTCCACTATGTCTGACGCTACCATTAAACAGGTAGCCGATGACGTTGCTGATGCACTCAAGCGACAGTTCGGCAGTGGTAAAGCACGGGGCGACTTTACATTACGTATGTCGAATGTGGGTCGCCCCACGTGCCAACTCTGGTTTGAGAAGAATCAGCCAGAGAAGGCACTGCCACTGCCCACTACATTTGTAATGAACATGATGCTTGGAGACATCGTTGAGGCTGTCTTCAAGGGCTTACTAAAGGAAGCAGGTGTTAAGTATGAAGACGCTGAACAAGTTACGCTCCAAGTTGATGATGACACATCCATTCATGGCACATATGATATTGTTATTGATGGTGCTGTTGATGACGTGAAGTCTGCATCTAATTGGTCGTATCAAAACAAGTTTGACTCCTATGAAAGTCTAGCAGAGAAAGATGGCTTTGGTTATGTAGGTCAACTTGCTGGCTACGCTAAAGCGTCAGGCAAACGTGCTGGCGGCTGGTGGGTAGTCAATAAAGCTAATGGACAATTCAAGTATGTGCCAGCCACAGGACTTGACATTGACAAAGAGATGGCCCATATTAAGTCTACTGTGGATGTCCTCAAGGAGAACAAGTTCGAGCGTTGCTTTAAACCTCTCCCTGAGACATTTCGTGGTAAGCCGACAGGCAATACTATATTGAATGACAACTGTACATTTTGTTCATATAGGTTTGCTTGCTGGCCTTCACTTGAAGAACGTCCTGCCGTGATGTCTCAAGCGAAAGAACCTAAGATGGTTGCCTACATTAGTTTGGCTGACAAGTTTAAGTAATGCCAAACGCAAAACAATTTAGGGCAGCACGAAAGTATGGTTATCGTAGCGGTCTGGAACTCAAGGTATCTGACTACCTCAAGGAATTAAAGATTGACTTCTTATATGAAGAAGTTAAGATTGAGTGGGAAGACCTTGCATACAGAACCTACACGCCAGACTTCGTGCTGTCTAATGGAATCATAGTAGAAACCAAAGGTATGTTCACGGCAGCAGACAGGCGAAAGCATCTTGCCATTAAGAAGCAACACCCAAATCTGGACATACGGTTTGTATTTGAGAATAGCAGACGCAAGTTGCGTAAGGGAGCGAAGTCAACGTATGCTGAATGGTGTATACGATACGGCTTTAGGTATTATGACAGAATCATTCCTGAAGACTGGCTCAAAGAAAGGGGCAAGAATAAACATCCTAAGTTTATCAAGTTCAGTGGTGATAAAGTGAAAAGGAGATGAGCAATGAATGACAATACGTTTGAGTTTTCAGAAGAGGATTTTGTTGTGCGAATTAGACCGTCCGTAATAGACAAAGAGTGGACAGGCGAGATTGATATTGCCATAATCACAAGCGCACAGAATGAACTTGATGATGAGAGTTATATGCAGATGATGCACTTCACGAAGATGATGTGTGCCACTGTCCCCTTAATGGAAATGAATGAGAGTATGCGAGAGTTTGTTCACAATTATGTAGTTGAAGAGATTGACAACGACATAGAAACTGTGATAGAAAATGATAGAGATGTTACTGTCACACAGGAAGATGGTAATGTAATTAGACTTTCATTTGGAACACGAACTAAGGGGAATGCTTGATGACTGACTATGGAAAAATTATACGAGAGATTGAAGAGAAGGAGAGACAATCTTCTGTTCAATCTGATATGGTCAATCACCCACCACACTACAACAAGGCTGGTGTGGAATGCATTGACGCTATTGCTGCCGCTACAGGTGAAGGCTTCGAGTATTACCTGCAGGGCAACATCATGAAATATCTCTGGAGATATCGCTATAAGAATGGCACAGAGGACTTGAACAAAGCTAAGTGGTATCTTGAAAAACTCATTGAAGAAGTAGAAGGGTGCTACGATGATAAGAGTTAAAGTCTACATGACTATACACGTAGACCCTGAAGAATATCCAATCCCAGCAGACGAAGATGTGGCAATTGAAATTGAAGATGCCCTACAAGAATACTTCTATGACATAGAAGGTGCAACAATCAAATCTATAAAGACACTACAGGAGTAAACCCCATGAATAACTACTTACCTACAGACTATCAAAACTTCATTGCTCTCTCTCGTTATGCACGGTGGAAAGAGAATGAACAGCGGCGAGAGACTTGGCAAGAAACTGTATCACGTTACTTTGACTACATGGCAAAGCATCTACGTGTAAAGCATAACTTTACACTGTCAGATAAACTTCGCGGCGAACTGGAAGAAGCAGTGCTTACACAGCAAGTCATGCCTAGCATGAGAGCCTTGATGACTGCTGGCCCTGCTCTTGACCGCTGTCATGTAGGCGGCTACAACTGTTCCTATGTTCCGGTTGATAGCCCACGTGCTTTTGATGAGACTATGTACATTCTCATGTGTGGTACTGGTGTTGGATTTAGTGTTGAGCGTAACGCAGTTGAAAAACTGCCTGTCGTCAATGAACACTTTGAGAACAGCGACACTGTAATCAAGGTAGGTGATAGCCGTCCCGGTTGGGCAAAGTCATTGCGTGAGTTGATTGCAATGCTGTATGCTGGCCAAGTACCTAAGTGGGATGTATCAGAGGTACGTCCTGCAGGTGCAAGGCTCAAGACATTTGGCGGTAGGGCATCTGGACCACAGCCGCTTGTTGAACTGTTCAACTTCTGCATTGAGAAGTTCAAGGGTGCGGCAGGTCGTAGGCTGTATCCAATTGAATGTCACGATATCATGTGCAAGATTGGTGAGGTTGTTGTCGTTGGTGGGGTTCGGCGAAGCGCACTCATCAGCCTGTCTAACCTGAACGATGACCAGATGCGTCATGCAAAGGCAGGTATGTGGTGGGAACATGAAGGGCAACGTGCGCTTGCAAACAACAGCGTTGCCTATAAAGAAAAGCCACAGATGGGTACATTCATGCGTGAGTGGCTTGCTCTGTATGAAAGTAAGTCAGGTGAGCGTGGTATCTTCAATCGCCAGTCAGCCAAGATGCAAGCGTCCAAGAATGGTAGGCGTGATACTGACCACGACTTTGGTTGTAATCCTTGCAGTGAGATTATTCTGCGTCCATATCAATTCTGTAATCTGTCAGAAGTAGTTGTTCGTGCTACAGATACAGTTGATACACTGAAGGAGAAGGTTCG